AGCCAATTGATGACGAAGATGTTGAAACAAATAAAGAAACAATCTTATTTGTGCCATCTAATTGTTTGACCGCCACTTCTAGTGGAATGCCATCGACTTCTTGTTGAAATTTCAATACCATAATTAAAAACCTCCGTTAATTTTGTCTAAAAAAATAAAGCCCCGGCATAGTGCCAGGGCTTTAAAATGATTAAGCCCCTATTGAGCTGTGACCTTCCCGCCGTCTTTTGTACCTGCGACTGCCACGGCTTCTGGGGCTGTTATTTTGACGGTGTCACTTCAGGTGTCCGGACATAATCTAAATGACCCGAAAATTCTTCATAATCTGTTGCATCGCCTGAACCAGCCTTGATCTCCATTGCAACCGCAACACCCTCAATTGTTTTCCCATTGGTTTCAACAATTTTGTGCCATAATTTCCGACCATCATCGGTAGTAACCCGCTTCATATCGGCGATAAGCTTTTGGGCTTTATCTTCTGGATCATAAGTGCCTTCGAAGTTCCACTTTTCAGAACGCCCATTAAGGATTGTTTGATTTGTACCATCACCTGCATAATCGCCATAATCGTCCGTATCTTCGTCAGAATCATCTTCAATTGTTGGGATCCATTTGGCTAATGGTAAGTAATCTTCTTCTTCTGGTTTCTTATCATCACTTGTCCAAGGTGCGACAAAGTGCCGACGCTTTGCATTTTTTTGACGCATGTAATCACTCCTATTTTTTAAATGTTGTTAAATCTGCCTGAACATCAAGCAGGTAAATGAAAAAGCCCTGTTCGTCTTGATCGGACAAAAAAGGCTTGTTGCTTACGCTTAATTTTTGAAATTGGAAACTTGAATCGTTACTAATTAACTCTTCAACCTGTTCAAGGTGCGTTTGAATCTGCCATAAGGTCGCATTGGCCTTCTGCTGGTCTTTAGTTTTGATGCCAATCTCATAGTTCAACGATTGGTCTTTAACGCCGTCGTAATACTCACGGATAACTTGTCCACCTGGCAACGCATAGAGGACTAAGCTGTCCTTAGCCGTTAAATAACCAAGCGTTAACTTCATTGGTAAATCTGGCAGACTATTAATGTTATCTTTTAATCGCTCCATAAAGTCCATTACAGCTTAGCCCCTTTCTTAAAAGCATCTACCCAACTGTTTAGGTAAATACCTTTAGCTTTCATGTCCCAACGTGGCCCAGTTCCGGGCGTTGTGTAGTTATGAATGCCAACACCATAGTACTGACGGCCAGCATAAGGCATTTCCCAGACAACAAATTGTCCGCCGCTATCAACATGCGCCGAATTACGCAACCTATTCTCGCGTTTGGGGACAAACTTATTCATATCCGCCATAGCCTGATTAGCCATAGCGAATTGCCCACGCTTGAAATTAGCGGCTGATAACTTCTTAGTTACACCGCTTAAATCGACTTTAATTTTAATATCACTCACTAAATCACCTTCAATTCAACACTATAAGGCTTATTAGTCTCTACTTCATGGTTGATAACATAATCGGTAACTAAATACTCATGACCGTTGTAAGCAACCTTAGATTTAAGCCAATCATCATCGGGAACGAAATAATTACCAGTAAATTTGGCAAACCAAAAGACCGTTGCGTTAGCTACGATCTCGCGGTTATTACCGACACCGGTATATTGTTTAGTTAAATCAACACGCACGTTGTCAAGCGCAATCGGGTCTGGATAAGTGGTGTTCTGCCAATCGTCTTCAATAGCCTTAGCAATCGTAATAGAATCAACTAGCCAGCTCGCATCGATTAGTTCAGTCATAGTAGATACCTCGACTTAACAAGCCAGTGCCGCTTAGCTGATTAAGTGCTTCTAAACTAATAGCGCTTGTTTCTACAACGTTTGAAACACCGTTCGACCTAGTAGACCCAAACGACTTAGAAACGCTTGTACCCCCAATTGATTGTGAAACAGACATTGGCTTGTTAGCCACATCATCGGCTGTCGAAACACCTTGTTTGTCCATATAAAGGATTTGAAAAGCGATTGCTTGCTTGTAAGCCTTCTTGCGAAACTCCCAATCAGTTTCTAGGTCGTGAAACTCGTAATAACGTCGAACTTTGATATTTAAATGAATTTCAGCTAATGGTAATAGCACTTTAAACTTGGCTTCCTCAAGCGTGAAACCTAACTCGGTAAACTCTTGATAAGTCAGCATTTAACCGCCTACCCTTCTGTAGGCAATACGTTAAATGTTGGAACGTCCACTTTATCCGATTCGTTCGTTCCGTCGCTAAATGAAGCTTTATAGTCACCAGTTGCAACTTTAGTCCCAGCTGCTAAGCCAGTGATTGCCGCATTACCTTTGCCTTTTTCACCGGTAACAATTAGTTTTCCGGTTTTATTATAGATTTTAAGTGTCTGATTAGAGCGTTTTTCTGCTGCCATTTAATCCCCTACTTCCCTGTGATAGTTGCCCCATCTGCTGTTGGTGCTACTGACAACGTTGGGGCTGTTATTTTGACGCTGTAGATTTGTAAATAGACTTCTTGGCATTATCGAATACGATTGCGTCATAGTAGTCCAAGCCTTTGATTGTGTCGCGGTATCCTGAACGGTCTGTGTCGGCTCCGATTGTGTCGACCGTGCCATACTTAACGATTGGTGCAATAGATGTTAAAGGTGTAATGATGAAATTAATTGAATCTTCAATTGTTTCGCCAGCTAAGCGATCTTTGGCAACTTTAATGATTGGAACGCCTCCGTCCAATTGAGCAACTGTGCGATTAATGCCGTTCATCGACACTTGGTTAGTTGTAAATGTTTTAGACACGCCTTCAGCATTCTTCAACAAGCGATAGAACGCAGCCGAAACAAACATCACATACCCACCAGGCACTTCATTATCGGTCATATATTCTTCTGCAGCGTCATAAGCGGATAATACGTTAGCGGCCGTGATTGTTTCTTTAACTTCTTTTCCTGCATTATCGAATAATGCTTGGATAGCGACTTTATCGCGGTGTGGAACACTGATTAACCGACGGTGTTCGGTAACAATATTATTAATCGTTAAAGCCGCACTTTCTGATTGGTCTAAGCGATCAACATCATATCCGAACCAGTCTTCATGAGTTAATTTAACGGTTTCTTTGTCGATGTTAATTTGATTACGGGTGTTGTCCTTGTTGCGCTTATATTTCGTGGCTTCCATGAACCCTGACATTTTGTTAATTCTGACTTCATTTGCTCCAACAAAATCAGCGGGTGTAATACTCTTCGCCCCTTGCGTTAACACGTCCCAAACTTGTGAATCTGCTTTAAATTCTTCATCGAGTGTTGCTAAATCCTTGCTATCTAATACTACTGTCATACTATTCAGCTCCCTTTGCTAAATTATTTTGAATTGTTTCAAGAATCGAATTACCACCTTGACCGCCACCGGGATTTGAATTTTGCCCCGTAACGATCGCTGGTTTTGGTACTTTTGGTTCTGTTGGTTGAAATAAGAAGTCCTTATCCGCTTGAACTGTCTTTAATTGTTCGTCTAAGCCTGTTACCTTACCGTCCGCTAACTTAATAGTGTCTTTGTCAATGAACGGCAATACGGCTTTAACATCGCGAGCGCCAGCATCCTTTAAGGCTGATTCAATTGCATAATTCGTTTGAACTTCAACCAACTTAGTTTGGCTGTCAGATTCTAATTGAGCTTTATCGTCTTGCAACTGTTTAATTTGAGCTTGTAACTCGGTGTTATCCGCGTTGTCCTTGCTTAAATCTTCTAATTGCTTGGCTGATTGGCTGACTTGTTCGGTCAAAGTTTCCTTTTCGGTGTTCAAACTGTTAATTTGGGCATTCAATCCGTTAACTGTTTGACCATGCAAGGCCATAACCTTATCAATTGCTGAATCTTCCAACCCTAGTGCTTTTAATTCCTCACGTTTCATGCAAATACCTCCTACGTTGATTTTTAACGTGCCACGCGACACGAAAGTTTGCATAAAAAATAGACCTTTTAACGACATATCTAGGTCGAATGGTTATTTGACTACTTTTTCCCTTGAATAATCACGGTGTAAGAACTCGTTATCACCAATAAACTGGCGCAACGCACCTTGCTGTTTTCTAATTAGCAATTTAAATCTTTCAGCGCCTTCTTGGTCACCCAATTCGTTAGCAGTGTTCAACTTACGCTTGCTGTTACGGATTGCGCGTTCAAGTTGGCGCTGTTTTTGTTGAACTTTGCCATTTTCTTGCGCTTCAATCGGATCATATTGCGTTTGATGATTGGTATTGACTCCCGGAATGAACGGATATTTCATATGGTGACAATTAATACCGAAACAGCCCGCCGGTTCGCCATATCCATAGTTGTAAATAGACGGATAGCGCTTATCGTATTTAGAGCTACTTGTAGGTACATCATTAACTACCTTGCCTTGAATTGGCGCACACGCTTCACGGCTTGCCGGGTGACTGCTCATGACAAATGTATGAACGTCATACTCATGGGCTTGTTCCATTCTGGTTTCATTCATGACCCGATAAGTGGTTGACTCCATAACGGTGCGTGTATAAGCTTCAACACTCCAATGATGACCACCTTTATCGATTAAGCCAGACTTCAAACCCTTATCGACTAGCTCATACATAGCCTTATTAAGCGCCTGTTTAGCCGTTGTGGTACCGGTTGAAACATTAGCCACCATATCCTCTAGAACAGACTGATAAGCCTTTGAGACAGCTCCCTGACCCATATTAGTCGTCATTAATGTTTGATTGACGTAATTATCTAAATCAAGAAAGGTCTGTTTCAACATGTTGCGTAGGATCATATCGACGTTCGAGCTGACCGGCTTCTTATCAACGCCCAATCCATTACTTAACGTCTTAGAAGTCGCGTCTGCAATGTCATATCCTGAATCTTTAATCATCTTTTCAATGAGGGGCTTGCTAATCTTAGTCGCTTTAGAAACTAACTTAGCAGTTTCCCCATTCAACGCACCTAATTGGTTCAGTCGGTCTAAATGCCAGCTATAAACATTGAAATTGTCGCCATCTAAACCTTTAGTGTTGAGCCGCTTAATCAGCATCTTAATGATTTCATCTTCTAAAGCTAAATAAACACGTTGAATCTGACTAGAATAGATGTCTAGCTGTTTCATTAACCGTCACCTTCGCCGAATTCAGCTAATCCTGAAACTTCCGGTTCGTTTGGCACTTCCGCATTAATTTCTTTAATCAAGTCTTCCGCTTGGTCGTCGGTGTAACCAAACACCTTCTTGATTGCCAGTTTAGTTGACGCAAAACCAGCTGACTTAGCTTGCGTAAAGAAGTCTAGTTGTTGTTGCTTGTCGGTCACAACACCGTCATCGAAGTCAATTGAAATGTCGCCCATCGTTGGAATGTCACCGTTGTAGGCTTCATAAGCCTTAGCGATTTCAAGAATACTGATAATCAACTCTTTAATAGCACGATCAACCGTAGTTAATTGGCTGCTGCGAGTCTGTTGGGTCATGCTGTTTTCACTCACGACTTCGGTAGCTGTCTTCAAACCGCCTTTAGCATCGAATGAGAACGTGCCCGCCGTTAACCCAACTTGCATTTCTAACACCTGTAACGCATTGTTAAGAGCTTCAATGTAATCCTGTGACCGAATCTCACTAGTCATATCAGTGATTTTGAATCCTTCTTCAGAATCGCCACGCATTTTTACGAATACGTTTTGATTGGAATCAAATACCTGCTTAGGTTGACTCTTGCCACGCTCGTCGATTGCTAGGCTGGTTAAATCTTCCGGCACAGCAACACGACGTTGCCCCATCTTAATTTCCCAATTAAATTGGTCAAAAGTATCGTTAATATGCTTCAAGGTTGACAAAGCATTGTCGCAAACGCCAATTCCTAATGGGCTTGTAATATTGCGGTTGTTAAACCCTTGCGGTTTCAAGTAAACGAATTGCGGGCGTGTAATATTTTCCAAAGTTGCTACAGGTTCAAGCCCTGAATATGGTTCGTAGCTTGTTAACGGAACTTGAATGCCGACAATTGACTTATCTTCCGAGCGATAGAGTTCATTAGTAATCTGATAAACGCCGTCCACCCATTCGTGGAATTCTAGCAGCGTGTAATAGACCACTTTGCCATTCTCAATTGTCTGGTTAACAGATGCGATGGCAATCTCTGAAACGTCATTAGTGTTGTTTTGTAATGGATAAATGGTCGGTGCCTGACACCATGATAATTTAATCTTGCCTTGACCAACATCGAAGTAAGGTCGGATAACTAATCCACCTAACGCCAAATCAGACTCTAAATAGCGCTCAAAATTCTTGTTAAAATCATTGTCGCTAAATGTCGCTTGAATAAACTCATTAGCATTTTCAAACTCATTATCGCCACCAACGTTGATGCGGCACTGTTCGTTATAAAGCAATGAAGCCATGCGCTTAGCGACGACCTTCATCATGTTAATCGACATATAAGGTCGTCTTTTTAGCTCATGCTCACTGTTGTAGTATTTAACGTCGTCGAACTTGCCCTCGAAATACTGCAATGATTTAGCAATTCTGTCATATTCCGACTGTTCGACGTTAATTTTCGGGTGATCTATAATCTTCGTTAAACTATTTACCATGCCTAGCTCTGCACCTGCCTTTCTGAACATATTTTTGATTCTGTCAAACATTCAATCACCTACTTTTTGAGTCCTAATAACCGTTTGTTGTCCATGCAGAAATACTGGAACGCATCACATGTATGGTCATTCTCTTTGATAACTTGCGGGTCATTTGGATTGCGATTCTTCTTACCTGTTTTCTGGTCTTCCCAGCGGTACTGTTGATGTTGCTCTATAAAGATTTCATTTTCTTTTTTTCGCAAAATAAAAACCCGCCCTTGTGCGAGCAGGTCTTGCGGATAATCTACCATCGTCACTTTTTTCATAGCCTTGTTAACGCCGTGTAACCTAGTACCATAATCGTTGTAATATTGATTCCTCAAACCGCCTTCGGCTGAATCGATGGTACGCTTGATTATAGGCGCGTTTGGATAGTCGCTTGCAGATTCTTTAATGAACTCATGCAAGTCCTTAGATAACTCACTAGGCGCCTTCTTGTACGTTCTACCCTCAGGAGAATAGTAATAAGTATCTAGTACGATCACATTGCCTTTACCAGTAATGCCGATGCACAAGCACGTTGTGGCACTTGTCTGATGCCCGACATCGATTGAATAAGCCAATTGAGCAACGTAATCATCATCTGGCAGCTCGTCAATTTCATGGAACAACGCCATGTTATAAACGTTGTTACCTAATCCGATGACCTCACCTAAATAAAGCCAACGATAATAATCATAGTCATTTCGCTTATAGCTCTCGATTAACTCTAATTGCTGTTTAGTTGTGAATCCCAACTCATCATCTAAGTAAGTTGACTTATCAATAAAGTAATCATGGTCACCGGTCTTCTTGTCTACCCATTTATTAACCCAATCAAACGGGTTCTTAGGTGGATTGTAAGAGTAAATGACTTGCACTTGATCCACGCATTCAGCTTTTTGCCGGATAAACGTTGGATTAGTCTGGTCAAACACTTCAGCATTCTTAAAGTTGGCAGCTTCTTCATACCACAACGCCATTAAGTCGCCGACTGTATTCGATTTAAGCCGTTCAGGATTATCGCCGCCATAGAAGTAGAATGTACTACCTGTCCGTTTATGAACAATCTTCATAGGCGACACGCTGTACCTGAATTCACGAATCATGCCAAGCTTGCTGATCGCCCATACAATCTGCCCGTAGACGGAATCGCGCAAGTTAACAGCATTCTCTCGAACAACGACCACATTAACCTTATTACCTTGTTGTGTGTGTTTCTTAAACTTAACCAGCAATTTAATACTGATAGTCGATGACTTAAACGAACCACGACCACCGTTTAGGATTAAATAGGGCGCCTTACTGTTCCAGAATGAAAAGAAGTGAGGTTGAACGATACTTGATAACTTAATCTTCTGGTATGTCGTCAACGATCATCACCTCACCAGTATTATCAGCAGCTTGTTTAGCTTCCAATGCTTCCGCTTCCTTAATTTCAGCTTCTGCCTTAGCTTTTCTTGCTTGAGCTTCATTAAGCGACTTGAACGACTGATCGCGATAAACATCTGGCTTGCGATTCTTCAACCAGAATATCTGCGCCGACACATCGGGGGCTAACTGGTTCTTGTTAACCATAATCGGTATCTTTTCATAAGTCGGCACTTTTTCAATCGCAGCCATTGTCAATTCTTCCATGCTCAACTCTGGATGCTCGAGCTTATACTCATTCAATAACCGCTGTCTTTTGACTTCTAAGACATCATCGTCTAGCTTAACCATCTTATAAGTAGTTGACTCCGTAACCGTGCCTAGCGCCCTTTTAAGTAGCGCATTTTCAACTTGACGGTCGACAACTTGCTTGCCTTTCTTTAGGGCGTCAGAAATGTCAGAATACTTGTTCTTCCAATCGTAAAGAGTTGGGCGTCTAATACCAATCCTTGCTGCTATTTGTTCATCGGTTAAGCCGTCTCTTGCCCAACCTTCAAGCTTTAGCAAAGACTCTTTAGTCGTCCACTCTGCGTATTTACCTTTTGCCATCACATAACCACCACACTCCAATATTTAATACTCACTTATTTATTTTCGGCTATCCGCTTATCCATAACGTGTTTAAGCCGTTCTCGTTCCTTCTTATCCTTGAGCCACTTCTCTAACCTGGCATCGGCTTTAGACTGCCAATCAGGTTCTTTCTTGTAGCTGCCTTGATTCATATAATACAATCGGCAATCACCACCTTTACTTTATGTATAAAAAAAAGACAGCCGTTAAGCCGCCTTAGTCTAATTCAGAAAAAACAGAACGCTTGCCCTGTCTATGTTTCGTCTAAATCTATTTCAATCCAGCAATATCCTAGCCGGGACTCGAACCCGAATCGTGACCGCAGGTGCACATCCGTGCCGCTTTACCATTAAGCTACTAGGACAATTGCCCGCAACTAATTAAGTCCAACAAGGAATCTCCTTCCTCGCAGATTTATACGGGCTGGATATTTAACTATCCGATAATACTACTATAACGCGTATTTAAGACTATTTGGTTCACTAAAAGTTCACTTTTTGAAGACATGCAAGTCCTCAATCATGAATGAATCAGCAAACTGTAAGAAAGCGCGGTTCTTGTAGAATTGATACCGCGTCTTTTCATATCCCAAGGTCTCCATCATTAAATAATCAGGCGACTTGGCTTTGCCGATATAAACATCAATCAACAATCGACGGCTAATCGCATCGCAACTCTTTAACGCCACCAATACACTATCGACTACTTGCCTAGCATAAACGCGTTGTGTGATTGTCTCTTCTGCTCCATTGCCAACTGAACTACCTTTAGGCATGTCTGTGATAATAGGTGACTTGATACTGCTAATGTCTTTATGACTGTATCGTTGCATTTGAGGGAGTGAGTGTTTTAAAAAATGTTTAACCTTAGCTACGGTTTTCTTTTCATCTACTTGTGGGAATAGCTCGTCCATCTTATACATCTGTTTACCCCTTTATGATATAATTTAGTCAGTCAGTACATCAGCGAAGTCGTCTTGCCGGGCGGCTTTTTTTGTGCCTAAAACATCTCTTCAATCTTAATTGTAAGCTGGTGGATTCTTTCGTAAGCTGCTTCTATTTCTTTATTTAAATCGCAGTTGGCTTGCTCTAACCATTCATTTTGTTTCTTTAGCCGCTTGTTATCAGCTTTGAGTTGCTCATAGTTGTCCATTATTCAGCCTCCAAATAATCTAAAATCATAGCAACAATTGCAAGTACGGTAACTGCGACTATTGCAGTTGCAGTCACAGCAATCATAGTCCTGCCTCCAACAATTCCGGTACAAGGCTGTCAATGTCAACCCAATGTTCAGATTCTTTGTCCCACGCTCTAAACTTAATCTCTCGCATGTTAATCCTCCCAACGACTGCTAACGCGGTCTTTTTATTTAATCTTGAAATTCAAGTAAATAGTTCTCAATTTCTGTGATTTTATCCTCAGCGGTATGGTCAGTTTCTAAAATTTCATTAACGTCAACAACCGCGCATGCCGGTCTTTCAAATTCTCTTTTGAATGTTTTGATTACCCATTCCGGGTAAGTGCCTGCTTTAGACAACTCACCGCCTGTCACTTCGCTGATAATTCTTTCGTATTTTGCTTCTAATAGTGCAATTTCATACAGCAAATCTAACTTGCTGATAGGAAAAGTGATTTCGCCATGATCGCCAAGCGCATCTTCTCCAAACCAAGCAGTGATAAGAGCCTTCTTCAATCCAACATCCTTAGTTAATTGCAATCTACCTTCACTTGAATCTGTATTGTATGTTGTGCCGTTGTATTCGAATTTCATTTTTAATTTCTCCTTTTTATTTTGATTTGCTTTTGATTTACTTTTGAAAAGTAGCCCTTAATGTTCGTGTTCTAAACTGGTCGATTTCGACGGGTTTAAACTGTTTCAATTTTTGAACCAGTTCGATTAGTGGTTGTTTCCATTTTGGAAAGTGCCACTGGTTATTACGGATAATGTAACAACCACTTACATTTGATTATTCATTCATGTTTGACGATTATTCATTATTTTTCAAATGCTATTCATCTTCAATTCGAATAGAAATCAACGATTTACTTTGGTTTTCCTCCCAATCGTCTTTTTTACACCCCCCCGGGC